ATCTTCGCAGACGCTGAAGCAGACGAAATACCACAATTGAGAGACCGTGTAATAGAACACAATGGATGGGCAATCACTTTCTCAGGATCAATTGTCAACGGTGAAATTGATATGGACGAGATAACTTTTGCACCATTCTGGTCAGAACAAGCAAATGAATTAATTAATCTATAAAACAACAACACAATGATTGACACAATTTTTGAACTACAACAACAAGTTATCGATGGCAATGCCAATGCACTTGAAGCCTACATCAACCTAAAGAAGCTAGAGAAGGCATTAGCTACCGTAATATCTAACGTGCAGCCATACGCAATGGACGAGGCAAGTAGATACGGCGAAAGAACCTTTGACAAGTTCGGTGCAAAAGTAGAGCTTAAGAATGCCGCTGCACGATGGGACTACACTAATTGTATCCAGGTGAATCATCTATCTGCTAAACTCAAAACGATGCAGGAACTCGCGCAGTTAGCAGTTAATTCTGAACTATACGATGAGGATGGATTGCGTATTGAAGCAGCGAAGAAACTAGAAGGAAAATCAACAATTTCAGTAACAATTAAATAAATAAAAGCAAATGGCAATTTTAGCAGAAAACAATGGCGGTGGTAACTTCGAAAGAGAATTGATCCCTGCAGGACTTCAAGTGGCACGATGCTACTCAATGATTGAAATCGGTTCAGTCGCAGAAACTTGGGAAGGACAAAGTAAAGTGAGCAAGAAAGTTCGTCTAAGCTTTGAACTACCAAACGAACTCAGAACATTCAAGCCTGAGAACGGTGAGCAGCCTATGTCTATCAGTAAGACATTTACACTTTCAATGCACGAGAAGGCAGGACTTCGTAAATTCTTGGAGAACTGGAGAGGAAAGACTTTCACAGAAGACGAAGCAAAGCGCTTTGATGTGTCAAACCTTTTGGGTGCGGCAGGTATGATAACTGTCACCCACACCGAAAAGGAAGGCAAGACCTATTCAAACATCGCAGCGATTGCTCCCGTGATGAAAGGAATGACTTGCCCCGATCAATTCAACGCGAGTAAGATATTGAGTTATGACAACTTTAATTTTGAATTGTTTAATGAACTGCCTAAGTTCTTACAAGACCAAATGGCTGCCACTCCAGAGTATGGAAAGATTCAGGCAGAGTTAGCCGCGAAGTCAAGACAAGTTCAACCTATTAAACCACAAGAAGACCCACGACCTAATGACACAGAAGACTACTCAGATTTGCCTTTCTGATTTTAGGGTGTTTGTAAAACAGAATTTTAAGAGCGTGTCGAACTTCGGCACGTTTCTTAAAGTCTGCAGAAACACCGCCACGCACTACGCGAATCAGCCACAACAGATGTCAGCACTTCAAATTATGAAAGTCGCAACGCATACTGGCACTAACATAAACGAACTAATACAATTAATTGAAAATGAGTATAGACATAAACACACTTCTACCGATGGTGAAGGACGCGAATAAGCAAGAGTTCATCGAGTTAATCATTGCTCAGAACAAGTCACGCGACCACTCGACGGTAGACGATATCGAACTATCCAAGTTCATTTCCGCCATCTGCGAATGGTCACAATGCTACCACTCTATTGGAATGAAAGAAATACAAAGTAAGAGCAGACTGCAGGACATCGTGTACATCCGTCACATTGCCCTCTATTGTATCCAAATGGAATTCTCGCAGCGAATGACGCTAACAAGATTAGCCGCGATTTTTAACCGTCACCACGCATCTGTGATACACGCAACGAAACGATGCTCTAATACTTTAGGCTACGATAAGAAGTTAAACCAAATGTTAATTAGTCTTAACGAGTATTTGAATCTAAGAGGTTTCACTACATTGGCCAAGATTTCACAAACACTGCAACAACCTAAATAATTTCACGAATAATGAAACAACACACACTTGCAGTACAATGCTGCATCAAAGAGATTCTTGACCGAAAGGAAATCGGAAAGCTTCACCCATCTGCTGAACTTATAACAGAGGTCTGCGAGAAGTATGGACTGGGTGAAGACTACATTATAAAGATTGCGGAATTTCCAAAACGATGACGGAATAAAACATCAACAACCTTAAAAAACACAACACAATGACGGCAAAAGACTTCTTTTATAAAAATGCAAAGGCAACCTATCAGGACTGCATCTCTCCAGATGAATGTATAAAACTGATGAATGAGTATCACAAGCACATCGTTGGCGAGTTCGTTGCTCCTTCAATGGAAGATGTTGTAGCATTCTTTCAGTCAAAGACGGGCGGCAGTCAATCGGATGGCATTACATTCGCGTCCAAGTTTATCGCTCACTACGAGTTGAAAGATTGGAAGTACGGCAACAAGAAACTTAAAGACTGGAGACGAGCAGCCGTAGCGGCTTGGGATATGAGTAAGTTTGTAACCACTAAAACAATTAACAATGGATCATTTGGAAAAGGCACAAGTAGCGAGGGGCTTCAATCACTCCTTGACCAATTTAAGTAAGGTAGCAAACGTTGATTTCAGAAAGATAATCGCAGCCAAAGAAGCACCACTAGTCGCATTGATTAGTGGTAAGGACTTCGCAGTTGAATACTACGCTCAGCTTGTCTTTCACGGCATACCGCAACCCGATAGAATCGAGCCAATACAACAACTGCACTCGTTTGTTTCTGATAACTTCTCCTGGTGTACTACGGTTGATTTCAAGTTGGCCTTTGAGTTCAACGCAGCGAGTAAGTTAGCGAACAAGCACACATCATTCAAATCATTTGATGCTACCTATGTCGGTAGTGTCTTGAGTGAATACTACCAGTTACGGATGGACGCTATGAAGAAATGGAATGAAGTAAACGTGAACTACATCGAACCTGCACGACAGTTAGAGTCAGCTAACGAGTCATTGAATTGGTTTAATGATTCGTTAAATAAAGACATCGAGAACGCGAGAAATGGTAACTTTATGGCAGCGGAGTTGATGGGCTTTGTGATGTTAGAGAACTTGTACAAAAGTGGTCTAGTGACGGATGACTATTGGACAGATGATGAGTGGCTAAGTTTCAAGCAGAGAGCAAAAAGAATCGTCCACGATCAACAAGAGATAGGCAAGACTAAGCTTGAGAGAATAATGAATAACCCACGACTAAAGGAGCAGTACACGAATAGTATTGCGCGAGAAATGAAAGTGATTATGTACCTGAATTATTTAACAAAAAACAAATAACAAAATGACATTAGGAGAATTAATAGAACAAAACGAAATGGCACTAGCCTATCAAGACTCATTGCCAATTAAAGAGCAAATAGAACTACTAAAAAACCATAAAAAAAGTGTTTTTACTTTTCATATGGAGGATGGCAGAAAAATTGTTAGGGGCGATTCTGAAAGCGATAAGAAAGAAATGGAAGAGTTTTTTTTAAAATATCCTCAAAATGGCTGCAAGTGGATTGAGTTTCATAAATAATTGCTTATAACACACGGATAACCGCATCACATAAATTATTTAACAAAAATAAATAGCACCGTTCACGGTAAGTGAACACAAACAAAAAATGAACAAATGACCGAACTAGAAAAATGTGAATTGGCAAAAGCTAAGGGATACACGTACTGTCCAGTAAGCGGAGAATTGAGAGGTATGTATGGTAAAGTAATTAGGAAAAAAAATAATAAATATATATCGTGTAGACTTTATGTTGACAAAAAGCAATATAGTGTATTATCTCATAGATTAGCTTGGTATCTGCACTATGGACATTTACCCGTCAATTCAATTGACCATATAGACGGGAATAGAAGTAATAACAAAATTGACAATTTACGTGATGTAACGCATCAACAAAATCATTGGAATAGAACAACTGCCAAAGGTTATTATTTTAATAAAACCTTAAACAAATTTTACGCTCAGATATGTATTAATAGAGAAGTTAAACATCTAGGATACTTTCACACCAAACAAGAAGCAAGAAACGCATATCTAAAAGCGAAAGAAACTTACCACATTATAGCTTAATTTTACCAAATGTACACACCCCAATATACTAACCGCCAAGATGAAGCATTGACTTTGTTATCGCCTAAAGACCTGATAACAGAAACAGTCTTGTATGGCGGTAGTGCAGGTGGTGGTAAAACATTTCTAGGGTGTAGTTGGCAGATCAATAGACGATTAAAATATGCAAACACCAGAGGATTGATAGGTCGTGCAGAACTTAAACGACTTCGACAGTCAACAATGGCAACCTTTTGGACGATTGCTAATCAGATGGGACTTCGCCCTGGTACTCACTACACATACAACGGTCAAGACCACGTTATAAAATTCTACAATGGTTCGCAAATTATCTTGATGGACTTAGGTTTTATGCCTTCAGACCCTGAGTTCAGTAGACTTGGTTCGATAGAAATCACAGACTACTTTGTAGACGAGGTCGCAGAAGTATCGCAACGTGCCATCGATATTCTAGATTCCCGTGTACGTTACAATCTCATTAATGGTGTGCCAAAAGGATTGCTTTCCTGCAACCCAACGAAAGGATGGTTATACGCTGATTATTTTGATGCTGCACGAAATGGAACGCTCAGAGAAGATAGGGCATTCATCAAGGCATTGCCAACCGATAACCCGAACCTTGAACCTGCATACCTAGAAAAGCTTTCACGCCTTCCAGAG